ATTCCTGCGTGTACTGCGCACGCACCTGCTTTGCTGCTGTCATTCCTTGACTCCTTGTCGACATTTTCAACAAGGGCTAAGAACTCCACTTTTCAGGGGCAACCTCACGCCTTCAAGCCCGCAAAGTGGATGACGGCCTGGCATTGATGCTGGCGCAAGGCGGCCTCGATGGCCGATTGGTTACGAATATCACCTCGGACCAGGGACAGTTTTCTTCCAGCGATTTGCTCAACCCGTCGAAGTGCTTCTGGATGGCTGTTGCTGAAATTGTCGAAAACAACGACTTCATGGCCGGCCTGAAGGAGTTCGACACAGGTGTGAGAGCCGATATATCCAGCGCCACCTGTTATGAGAATGCTCATACGAGCCCTCCGGCCTGGGTAGCCAGCAGCATGGCTACCGCACCCCGTGTGTCCGCACCGGAACCAGAGTCATTACCTGCCAAGCACGTTGGACCTATGCCAGTTGTTACCTTTTTGAATTGATTCATCAACCCGCCTCCACCTGTGAAAACCCCCGCTCGCAACGCCCAGACAGTCATCTGATGCGCCCGAATTCGGGGGGGGGGGGTACATCGCAGCCTCCCTGAAGGCTACAAACACCCTGCCATTGCGTCAAAATTATTGTGACAAGTATAACCTCCTCATTGCTTACAGACAATGTTTACTGGTATGCGCTGGCTGGTTTGCACAAACGACAAAAGACCCCGCCTTCACCCGCTGCCCATGAAGGGAAGCCAATGAAGACGGGGTCTATGGATGGCGTTTGCTGCGATCGCTGACGTGGCCTATCTGGGCACGCTGCGCCACTTGTCAAAACTGCGCGCACCGGTGTAACCGAGGTAGCCGGCACCGAAGAGCCACCACAGGCTTTCTGGCACCGCGTTGAGCAGCTTGGACAGGTTTTCAGCGGCCTGAAAGACTTCAGCAGGCCACCAGATGCCGATGATGCTGCCAATCACCGAGAGCAAGATCACGCCGTAGATCACGTACAGGAAGGTCGGCCGAGCCCGGCTGGTCCAGGGGTCGTGGCTGTTAGCTTCCGCCAGAATGGCCGACAGACTCACCTGCATTTCCTGCAAGGCCTGCTGACCCTCGGCCTGGAACAAGGCGAGCTTGGCCTGCTCGCGCTGCGCCGGATCGGGAATCAGTCGGTCGATGAGTTTGGCGCCGGCTTCGAAGAGGCCAGGCGCCAGGGTGGTGAAGATCGGGCTCATTGCGGGCCTCCGAACAGTTTGATTTTGACGATGGTGCCGGCGAGGAGAGCTAACACCAGGCCGGTTACCAGCATCTTGACCAGCGTGAGGCCGGCGGTTTTCTTGGCCTCGTTGAAGGCATCGAGCAGGCTGCGCAACTCGCGGATGTCGCGCGCCGCATCTGGTCCATCCAGCCCGACGTCGGACAAGGCGTGGCGTGCGCCCCGCTCGGCGGCGCGTTCCAGCAGGGTTTCGAATTCGTCATGGGGCATGACCACCATGCCATCGATCAGGTGCGGTTCGTTCATCATCTTTCCTTTCAAACATGATCGGCGTTGTGCACGGCCGGGTGCTCGGCGACACAGGTGATTTCCACTTGCTCGCCACGCGGGCGCACCGCAATCACCCGGGCCAGCAGACTCCATTGCTCGGCGATGCCGAAAGCGAAATGGGTGCGCTCGGCCGACAGGCCGGTCTCCATCGGGATGTCCGGTAAGTCGTCAAACACCACCTGCGGCGCACCGCTGCCCGGTCTCACGGCATGCGGGCCGCTGACCCCGCCGTCACGACGGCGCAGGGCCATCACGTGCGGCAGCCCTTCCGTGAAGTGGACCGGCTCGGACAACGTGGCGACGTGGGTGTCTGCATCCCAGGCGACGATCTCACCACCCGTGCCCCAACTGGGCATGTCATGGGCAATGGCGATCAAATCGCCGTAGGTGGGAATCAGGCCTTCCAGCTCGGTACGCAAGGTCACGATTCGTCGGCGATATCGATTAGCCGCCGCGATGTATTTACCCTCTCGAACACCCTGAGCTCTATCGGTACAGCCAAACAATCTCACGCGAGCAGGCTTGACAGCCTGGGATCCAGGCAACGCCACTGTGAACTCGTCAGGCTTCCAGCTCTTGGGGTTGACGTATTCGATCGTGATCGCATCCGCTGTCGCATCGCCTGCCATCAGGTACTGAATCTTCAAGCTGTTGCGCACGATATTTCGTGCAGAAAAGAGCGCCACAGGGATGGTCTTGGGTTCATCGCGAACGATGCGAACTATCCCGCCTTGCAAGAACGGCACGGCACGTCCAGTCCGGGCAATCTGCCCCAAGGCGTCCCACACCGTCTGGTTCTGATCGAACACTGCATTGAAGGTATCCCCTCGAGCCGACCACACCGCATCCAACCGCGCCAAGGCTGACAGGTCCAATTGCCGGTCAGGCAGACCTGCGCCGTAGCTGGACTTAACGGCATCAGCGAAGGCCCACGCAATCGAGCGGGTGGGTTGCGGTGCAGACCACCCAGAGCTTGAACTCCAACTTGAGAGCTTGCGCGTCACCAGGCAGTTGACCAACCGTGAGGAACGCTGCGACAAGTTGTCGGTGGCGCGCATCCTAAGCGCTAGGTAGGTCAGATCAGTGGGCAAATTTGATCCCGCCAAATAGCCCTTGGCTTGCCCCCAGCGCAACTCATGACCAACCCGATTGCTGGTGTCTCGTGCATCAAGGCGCTGCAAGCGAATCTCATAACGCCCAGGTGTCACCGAATACTTGAACGATAGGCGCTGCGCGGTATTGGTTGCAGCCGAGTAGGTCTCGTCTGCCAAATGAAGCCAACCCGAGATGGCATCCCCATCATCGTTAATGCTTCGCACCTCAACCCGCCACTGCACCGATCGGCTTTCCAATGCACCACTGTCATTGGCATAGTAGAGACCGCGCAACATCACCACATCGACACCGACCTGATTGATCTGTGTGCCCACCGGATTTAGGGCAAAGGGACCGACGATGGCTCCTGTATCGCTAACAGCAATCAACTCCTGTCCCGAGACCTCCGGGGCCGTAACCACATCAGGATTGAACAATGTGTTCTGGCCGCCTGGCTCAATCACCTGCGCTTGCACCTCCGCGAACGAGCTGATCGGGCTGTCATCGATAGACAGCTCCTCAAACTGGAACTGGCCTACACCGATGACATGCAGTTGATGGAGATACTCTTCATTGTTCTCGTACTCCGTATAGGGCATGGTGGCCAGATCTGGGTACACCAGATGGCGGCCATAGATCACAGGCACGGGTTGCGCCAAGCGTCCATAGTTACCCCGCGCTTGCAAGGAGTACGTCGGGCTGGGGGATGTGGTGTTGGCTGATGCCGAGGGCAAGGCCTGATTTGGCAATGGCACCAGGGCATTGACAAGCACAGAGCCCGTGACTGCGATCGCAGTTGACGCCACCGCCGTCGCTAGCGTGCCTGAATACCCCATTGAGGCAGCCAGAGCGCCGCCATACGCATTTGCGACGACCAGCACGGCGATCATGAGCACGGTTCTGAGCGGGTTTTTGCCGCCACCTCCACCGCCTTGCGGCAGAGTGACCAAAGCTACGACGTCTCCTGCATCTATCGGCGTCACCGCCCTATGCGCCATCAGTACTGGCTGCCCGTTTTTCAGGATCAAGGTGGGCTGGTCGAGTTCAACGCCATCACGAATCATCCACTGTGCGATCGTGGGCGATCCAAACACATGGCTCACCTGCCGATCACTGGGCTCGAACGGATTTCGCATCCAAATGACCAGTCCAGGACCGGGTAGGCCTGACATGCAAGTGCTTGTCATGGCGATTCCTTCCATCGGTAATACCCCTCCACCTGCCAGCCGTGACTGGCCAGAGAACTCAGTTGCTGAAACACCACTCCAGCCTGCTGGGCACAGTGCAAAACACCGCCACCATCCGCATCGACCCATACGCCCACATGAACAGGGTGTCGGGACTGACGCATCAAGACCGCATCACCCTGCTGTGGCACATCGACCACAGCCCAACGTTGCCTCTCCGGGTGAGTTTTGAACGTATGAAGGACCGTCCGAAGATTCAGTGCATCCACTGGGATCAAAGGCAATTCACGACTGAAGTGCGTCTTCTGGACCCAAAGAAAAAGGCCCCAGCAGTCAAATGACTCGGGGCCTCTCTCACCCGCAATCCACGGACGACCGATGTATTGGATCGCCCAACTTGGCGAGTCTTCTTTCGTCATCGTGCTAATCCAGGGAACTCAGTTGCGGTGTACAGGCGTGACGGGAAGGTCTTGTTGCCAATGTCAGCCATCCGTGCCTTGGCCGTGACCCGCTGCACGTCCGCCTCCACCTCGGTGATCACCAACGTGATGGGCGGATCCATCTGTGGGCCACTCAAATCGTTGGAAAGGTACGGACGGTAGGTCACTTCAATGGGTGACTCCGAAACTGACGCCTCATCCAAGTGCTTCACGATCTCACGGGTGACGTTGTCCAGGGTGATCGCAATTTCCGGAACAGGCGCAATATCTACCGGCGGCAGATCCAGCTCAAATCCCATGGCTACAAACTGAACCTGCTGGCCTGCATTGATTGGCGCTGACGCCTCAAGCCTTGCAAGCAAGTCTTGCTGATCACGAACCACGCGGATCGCGGTCGTATTACCAGCATCGTCTCTAAAGTCCGGGTGCCGGATCTCCAAGGTATGCAAAATAACCACGTCGTTGGGCGCACTGGCATATGCCTCACGCAATGCTGCTGAAAGAGCTTGATCAGGCATTTGACACCTTGATGGGGATGACTTTTCTGGAGGCTGATTGATTGGCTTTGGCATCGAATCCAAAGACGTCAGACCTGGCTTGCGGCAGATCCCCTTCGATGCGATGCACAGCACAACCCGTCAGATGTTCGATGGCAGCCACAAAAAAAGGCACATGATCCGAATACGCGTTGTCGCAGGCCGCTGTCCACAACGGTCCTTCCAAGAACATGCAAGCGCCCTTGCACGCTTGAAGCACCGGGCAGCCAAGACACTCTGATCGTTGAGACCAATGCGTCGAGGTGTCGAGTGCCACATCCGACAACTTAGAAATATGCCCGATGTGATGCGACTGACCGTTAGGCGCAATAGACACCGAACTCACGTTCTGACAAGTAAGCACACTGCCCATGAGATCGACGGCGATCTGGTCAGGACTATCCATCCCGCACTTCTGACCCAACACGCTGGCCGGACGTCTCTCCAGGATGCTTCGAGCCCACTCGCGCATACGGGAACGCGCAATATCGAGATGAACAATCCGCCCACGACGAATTTCATCAAGCGATTGCCTGCGAAATTCGAAGGCCTCCTCATTCGATTGAAGCGAGTTCGCCAGACCCCCCGCATCGTAGGGATCAACGAAGGCTCCCTCGCCGATCGAAATCGTCGGATCGCCAGTCAACTGCAAGAAGTACTTGGCAATCTCTTCTCGACTGGTGTTCGTGCGATGGACCATGGCATTGAACGAGATTCGCCCCTGAGGAGAGAGCCGCTTGTAAAGATCCAGAATTCCGGCGCGGCTGGATTCGTCTGCCAGTGGGTCTGGGCCACGAGCAGGTTGACCTGGACCGTCGTGGCTAACGCCCACGCCAAAGCCCAATGCATCCAGCCATTCATTGACCTCCGGATTCAGCAAAGAGCCATTGGTGACGATGCCAAATGATGCTGACGGATACCGCTGCCTGAGCGCCTCAGCCAAAGGGCGCAGGGTCTTGATATAAACCAACGGTTCGCCACCCCAAAACTCAATTCGCTCGGGTGCTTGGTCGAGACTATCCTCAAGCAGCCTCAAAAATTGAGGTACGTCTGCTTGCGTGGTCTCTTGCGCATGAGGAACAAACCGTTGGCTGCAATAGTCGCACGAGTAGTTGCACGACAGACCAAGCTGAATTTTCAATACCTTGGGGCTGGTCTTTCGACCAGGATGGGTAAGGCTAACCGCTTCAATGTGACCGACTGTCCATGATTTTTCAATGTAGGCCAGTGGCCAGGGAGTAAGGTTCTCGGCCAGAAGCTCACTGGTTTGGTTGTCGTAAATCAGCTGGACTGGCTCATTGGCGCGATTGCGCGCGTGCAAAGTAAATCTAGCCATCACGCACCTGCACTTTGGATTGCCGGTTCATCGGCAAAAGCCTCAGGGCATGCCTGACGGCAGACCTCCTGCGCACTCTGGTGTGCAAACTTGGCCAAATGATATTCACGGCGGGAGCGGATGCGCTCACCATCCAAGACTGTCACAGTAAACAAGACATGCTCGTCATCAACGAGCTCTATGGTTTTCTCAATCAAGGTCATCTCCTGCCCAGCTCATAGCCGGGTGTAAAGCTCTGTGTAGTTGTGGGAGGCCACGCGGAAGGTGACGACCAACAGGACGCGCTCCCCACTGGGGGAGTTGAAGGGATTGGTCTCGTGCCATATCCGTGAGGGATGCAAAACAAACAACCCAGGAGTGGTTTCGATGTATCGAACCTTTTCCCAAAACGGAAACCCCGCCATCGGGCGGGGGTCCTGTAAAAGCAGCTCTCCATCTCCGACCGTCCAATCACGGTCCTGTGGAGGACTTCGTTCTCGGCCACAGTCGAGGTACAGGCAAAGAACGTGGTCACCTGTGTGGTGATAGTGCGGCTGAGCCCGCATCCCCTTTTGGTAGCAGACAGGAATGCAGCGCGCCAGCACATCGAGTTCACTTGCATTCCTGACCCCGTGAGCCTCTTGCAAATAAGTACGGTAGGTCTTATCGACCCACTTTTTGAACTCAAACCAGACAGGTGGGGCCTGCATTTCATGCTCTGGCAAAAAGAGGTTCAATTGGGTGCGCAATTT